GCGGTGCGCTTCGATGACCTTGAGTTCTTCCATTGACTGGGTGAGTTGCTTGTAGTCAATGTCTTTGTCAATGACTAGCACTTTGCCTGCGTTGGCGGGTCCAATGATTTCGTGTTTGACTAATTCTTTGGCTTTTTCGTATTGCGCTTGGGTGGCAGCACCCTTAATGGACACAACGCCGCTGGGCATCCCTCGGTTTTGCATGCTGTTGGAAATGAGCCGCTGAGTGTAGACCTCACTATCGACACTGGCAGCGAGCGCCTGCAATTCGCCGACGCCCCAAAACGGGGAAGCTGGGTTAGGCAATTGATCGTGAATCAGGTCTTCTGGCAAGATATAAATCAGGTATGTCCCGCGAATGTACTCGTAGTGCTTAATAAATTGGTCGTTGTGTTTAACGGGATAGATGTCTTTAGGCAGTAGTGCCCACAGTTGTTTTGGCTTGCTGCCCACGCGCACTTTGCTGACGGTGGTGTTGCCGCCCAAGCTGAGATGTGCCGACCAGCGCCATATGAGCTTGCTTTGGGTTTGAAATTCGTTGGGGTGCTTGAGCAAACTCACAAGCTCCCCGTCGCGCACTTCTTCAACGGTGGTGTCGTCAATCTGCTGGTATAAGCGAAACGGCACTGACGCGGTGCTATTGGCTTTTTTCTTGACACACAAATAGACAATGGAAGACGCTTTATAGCCCTCAGTGACAGCACGTTCGATGTCCCACGAGTAAGACTCGCGCTGGTTGTGTTCCCAGATAGGCAAACTCTCGGCGTAAGTGATGCTGCGCTGCTCAGGTGACATGATTTTGTTGAGCCACCTCTGAAAACGGTTCATCACATCCACTCCATTCGCAGTTCGTCTTGAGGTGGCTCGAGTTCGTCGTTGATAACGGCTTTGAGGAGTTGCACTAACGCATCAACGGGGTCGTCGTGGCGCACAGCGTCGCCAAACGGGTCATCGTCAGCAAGGGTGGCACTGTCACTGTCACTCGTGTCCTGTGGAAAGTTGGTTAAAAACGCTTCAAACATCACCAACTCGCGGTGATGTGCTGGAAAGAAAACTTTGTTTGCCTTAAACCAGCCCTGCACGCTCTTAGCCCTTGTCACCTTGTCGCCTTTGGCAGTGACAGGTTGCACGGGCAGTGCGGTTAATTTGGCAATGCGTTGGGCGAGGGTTTGTCCGCTCGAGGCATCTTCAACCAACACCAACGACGGCGCAGGTAACACGTTGCGTTCGCCTGCTGCTTCTACGACGGCGTTCACGTCACGGCGGCTGTATTGGTGTTTGATGGCTTCCTCGAGTTCAATCGGGTCAAGCCGCATCCAACCCATGTCAATCACGTACACGTCGTCTTCGGGCGTGATGATGGCATCCACATAGGCGCTCAAATCGTTGTGCTGCTCGGCTTTACCTGCGGTATCCCACGACTGCACTCGCCACCCTTGCGGCACCACGCCGTTGTGATAGCGAAAGGTGTCTCGAGCAAAAATGCTCTGCGAACCGTCATCGTAGGTGGCGTCTTGCATGTACCAAAGGGCAAACCGGTACGGGTCAACGCGTTGCTTTTGCCTAAGCGCGTCGGCGGGATATTCGTCTGGCCAGTAGCTGTTGCCGCCTTCGTCAAGGGCTGGAATCGCTACCGTCTCCGCGTCGTAGTGAAACTCAAACATGCCCGACAAATCGTACTTGTGTAGGCGCTGCTGCACGTTGATAATCGGGCACCACATAGGCGCACGCGACAGTACCGACGAATCGACAAACGCCCACGTCTTTTGCCGTGCTGCTGGCGTGCGCGCCGTGTTTTGGTCTTGTCCGTCGTCGATGATGATGCAAGAAAAACGCTTACCCAAAATCGACCCGAAAATACTCGAGGCACTCAAACTGGGACTAATCTGCCCACGCGGCAACCCCTTGATAAACAACTTGCGGTGCGCCCAAGCGCGGCTGTGGTCAGGGCGGGCGTCTTCGTCGGGAAATACGGCGCGATATAAGTCGCTGCTTTCAATGTCGCGTTTGGCAACCAACTCAAACAAATCTGCTAAGTCCCCTTTGGCACTAATCACGCCAATGCGTTCATAAGGGCGTCTACCTAAAATCCACGGCGGGGTCGTGGTGGTGATGATGGAACTTTTCCCAGCACCGGGTGGCAGGTTGATGTTGAGCACACGTCTGCCCTTGACTTTTTCTTTGGACGTCGCCCAACAACGCTCGAGAAAGTCTTGGACATGCTCCATCACCGTCACTTGGTGCGGTAGCGGTTCTAGCTCTCGAGCCAACTTGAAATAAAACGCGAGGTCTTGGCGCGCTTTTGCTAGGGTTTCTTCGTCATATTCATCGACTAGCTGTTTGCGCCGCCTGTACTCGTAGAGCAGGAGCAAGTCAGTGTCAGTCACTTGGTGCGCTACTGGCATCACTTGTCTCCTAAGAGTCCACGCTCGCGCAAGATTTGCTCGAGTTCTTCGTCGCTTAATTCAGTTGGTGGTTTCGGGAGGTTAATCGCTTCAATTTCTTGGCGCTTGACGTAGCCGCGCACCTTGCCAACGGTGGTCAGATACAGGGAAATTGCCCACGCTTCACCGTTACTAATAGCCGAAAACAACTTCAGTTCTGCAAGGTCAGTAGTCTCTTCACGGGCGTCGTCAATGGCTTCTTGGAGCTTGGGATGCTTTTTTGCTGCGTTGTAAATGGTCATGCGAGCGCAGCCAAGCGCACGCGCCGCGACGGTGAGCATCCCTTTGGACTGCTTGACGGCTTCAATCATGTCGCTCACAGACGGCGACGCCATGCCCCCTCCTTTCCCATGAAAAAACCCACCTTGCGGCGGGTCTACACTGTTCCAGTCAATAGTGTTTACAAGTTCATCGAGTTCGCTCGAGGCATAAAACGTTGCCCCGTCTAGGGCGTCGTCTACCGCTCGAGCTAAGTCAAGTAATGTCTGAAGGTCGTCGTCAGCCGTCACGGCGGCATAAAATCACCTACTTTCAAGGGAGTTACTTACAGCCCTAGATACTCCTTGCACAGAAGCTCGAGCAGCAGGGCGTTTTCATCGTTTGCGTCTGCAAGTTGGTCTGTGACTAGTGCTTTGGTTTGGGTTACGAGGTCGTGTTGATCATCACGCAACTTGGCTTTGAAGACGTGTCCGTCACTGCTAGTGTCGCTCGAGCTATCAAACGTACTTTCAAACGAATCCCAGTCGTAGTCAGCGAGCTTAATCAGTTCGTCAAGTTCGCCAGGGTCATAAGGCAATGCCGTCATGAGGTCATTGCCCATTGCTTTGTCCAGTTCGCTCAAAAGCGCGGCAAGTTCAATCTTGTCGGCTTGCCCCCGCGTCTCGTTCAGCACAATGGTGAGCTTTTTGGCTTCCGCGTCTGTGAGCCCTGTAATGATGTTCGTGTTAACTTCAAAATCAGGGTCAGTTTCGAGGTAGCGGTGCTCCCCATCAATGATTTCAAACTCCCCCTCGAGCTTAGGGTGAGGGCGGATGATTAAAGGCAGCACCTGCCCGTAGAAGTCAAGTGACTCCCCGATAGCCTGCTGTTGTCTTTGGGTGGTTTTGTTTGGATTCCAAGGGTTAGGGTGAAGCTTACCAACCGCCACCATAACGTCTCTTTCAATTTTGCCTTCTCTTTTGCTTTTACCCATCAAAGTTTCCCTTTATCTTGTTTATTGTCGTGCCAAACAATGCCGCGCCGTTCCCACAGGCGGGTCATGTCGTTTTGCAGTTGTTTGTAATAACGCACTTCGCTTCTTAGCGCGTGCAGGGCAGCCGCGATAGCACTTTGTCCGTGCGACGTACCGGGTAACTTGTCGATGCCTGCTTTGGCACCACCCCCAAAACGCAGTACCGCTTGCCACGAACTCGAGTCACTCGAGTAACAGGGGTAACGCTCGAGCGCCCACGGTTGGGTGACGCCAAGCAGGTGCACTTTGGGCATGACGCCTGTGCGTTTGTGCTGTGCCATGATTAAGCGAAAGCAACTATCTAGCCACGCTTGCATCTTGCCGCGTTGCCGCGTGTACGGCACCAAGCCACCAAGGGCAAAGTAAGGGTGAGAAAGCGCCCGCTCGAGGTGCTTTTTGTCCGCCCCAAACGTCACAATCGGTAGTGTCTCTAAGCCAAGTTCGCCTAAGCGTTCGTGGTTTTTCCACGTGGCATCTTGGTCACCGATGACGTCTAAGTTCATAAAGACCAGACTCGCCATGTGTGCTTGCCACCGTTCGCGCAAAGCAAGCGCCCACGCGGCGTATTCTTCACACGTAAACTGCTTGCCTGTCGTAAAGGCGGTAAATGCCCCTGAGTCGATGATGGTAAAGCACGGCGCTGCGCGCCATACCTGCTCCCAGCCGTCACGGTTGCCCTTGCTGTTGTGCGCAAACGAAAAAAGCGTGTGAGGGATACCTTCTTCGGCGAGTATGACCCTGCAAGAGCGTCCGTCTAACATCTTGGTGCTGTCTGTAGACGCAAAGTAGATTCTCACCACTTCACCCCCCGATGCTCCCACAGACGCGTCACGTGCTTTTCTGTCTCGAGCAACTGCCCGACGTTAAACCGCACCATCGCTGCCCGTGATTGATGGTTGTCTGCTTGGGCAATGGCGCTGAGCGCGTGGGCGTTAGCCGTGCGCTGTAACTTGCGATTCGGACGCACCCGCTTGCCGTCAGCCAGAATCAACTCTTTGAATTTGTTACCCACAAGCCACGTGGTGGAGTCCACGCTGTAGAAGGGGTAACGCTCGAGCGCCCACACGCTCGACACCCCCAACCCGTGTACCCGCACGAGCGTGTCACCTTGGCGCTGTTTACTCAAAAACTGCCAACAGTGGTTAAGCCACCGAGCAAGTTTGGCTTTGAAACGGGTCACAGGCACTAAGCCCCCGAGGGCAACGTAGTCCGTCATGGCGCAGTATTCGCGCAGATATTTGAGGTCGCCGCCATAGCCAAACACCGGAATGGGATTGAACCCCTTATCCACCATGCGTTTGTAGTTGGCGAGCGTGGCGTCGTGGTCGCCGATAACATCTAGATTGAAATAGTGTTTGGGTTGTTTCTCAATAAGATAAGCGCAGTAGTCGGCAAGTTTAATAGGCTTACCGAGCGTGAACGCTGTAAACGCGCCGCTG